TCTCAGTTTCCTTAGTGAATTTAAGCTGACCGCTATCAATCATACTCTTAGTCAGAGTAGTTACATCGCCTACATCCCCGTCCATTAAACGGAGTTGCTGCTCAAAAAAGTTTATAGCGTCAGTGTTGCTGGCATCGCCTGAGAAGTTTAAGTTCAACGCCTTAGCGTTACTCTTTAACTTTTTTTCTTTTAAATCCGCTGCATCTTGTGCGGCTTTTATTCGACGCTCTTCAATACGCGCCTCTTTGCGCTTTGCTATTTCTTCTAGCCGCTGGGCCTCTGCGCCTTTGCGAATACCATAAGAAATTTCATCCGCGAAAGCGATAAAGGGATCACTTTTCTTTTTGTATGCTCCAGAGCTTAAACCAGCCCGTACTTTAGCAGCCTCACTCTTAAAGCTCATCTTCAGGCTCCTCTTCGTCTACTCCACCTAACATGGCAGCTTGTTCTTCTTCGGGGGCCACACCACCCGCTTCAGGCATAGCCATGAGACCTTCTGAAGGGGCCTCTGAAGTAGGTTCTTCAGGAATTACCTGCTCCTCGTCTTCCTCTTCCTGTAGAACACCTAGAGAAGCCTTGAGAAGCGTAGGGGTGATGATTATCCGGTCCTTGTTTTCTACACCCATCTCATATTTTACACCGGCATTCTTGGCCGATATTTCAATGTAGCGAGCTACGGGGCCAGCAATTAGAATGGATAGGTCTATACCTATCTTACCTTTGCTGACTGCCTGTAAAAGTAAGGTGGAGACCACGGTTGCTATGTGGGCGTCTATACCCAGCATAGCAAATATTAGTTCCTTTTCTTCCGGTTCATCAATCTTATCGATTAAATAGGAAACAGCCTCATCGTAATCCACCATATCAGGTGGCCTGTGCCACGCATAATTTCGAGTATCTGATAGATAATTACCGCCCGGAATTGGAGCATTAAACCTCATCTTCTAATTCCTCTTCTTTAGACAGCTTGCTATCAGTGGGTTCTTCAAGAAATTCTTCTTCCATCTCATCGAAAAACTCAGGCGTATACAGAAGCCCATCCTCAACTAATTCAGAGGTCTTCATCGGCATTTTACCATTTATAAATACTTTAATTGATTTTTTGACCGCTTCATCAAACGTCATTTTTTATCACCTTATTTATTTACAGCACGGTTAATTTTAAGCGGTGGGTAAATATTTAGACAGCCATGCCGATCCCGCCTCAGAGCCAAAGTACGCCCCGCCAACTGACCCTAGTATTTTCATCATTCCGTCAAAAAAGCCGCCGCCAGACTGTTGACTTCCCTGAGCTTGTATCTGCGCTATAAGCAGCCGAAGCTCTTTTTCGGATTCGTTGTCTGTAGTCTTCCAAATGTAATCAAGTAAGTTATCTGCACTATCCCAGAGATTATTTTGAGCCTCTGTGGTTAAGTCCAGACCTGCTTTAACGTCTGCCGTATGTGCGTCTACCATGTTTTTGTTGCCGTCGGTCTCTACGGTCTGCCGCCATTTTGCATTAGCTAAATCCAACATATACTGAAATTCTGCTAAAAACTGTTGCCGGTCATTCTTCATGTCGGCGTTAAACTGTGCAGCATCGTTTATTTCACCGGCATTGAATTTCTTGAATGCATTTACTTCAGAAGTGTTATGCCGCTGAATAGTGACTACCATTTCAGTGTAGAATTTATTCATGTCGTTAGTAGCTTCTGCATTGAACCTTCTAGCAGTGTTTTCTTCTTTAGTGTTCGCCAGCATAGCTTGAACAAGAGCTTGCTTATTAACCATTTCAGCTTGTTGTTCATTAGTAAGATTTTTTAAGTCCATTTCTAAAAAGGCTTTGGCATTCTGTACCGCAGCCTCTGAACGCGCATCTAGATTAGCCACCTCCAGATTGGAAAGGATATTAGCTTTATTTATTATAGCCTCTTGCTTATTGCTCAAGTTTTCGACGGTAAGCGTTTGAAAAAATGTAGCTTCTTTTTCAGCTACTCCCAAAGTAGCTTCCATAATTGCATTAGACATAGCCGCTGTAGCAGCGGTTCCAGAGATACCGCTGAATGAGATAGTTTTCATTACCTCTCTGTGCTGTGCTTGCGCCCACGGCGGTATAATAGGGTTGCCATTTGAGTCTTTGAACTCAGCAGCAATTGTCTTCATCTGCCATAAAATAGATGTTTTAGCGTCTACAAACTCCTTACCCTCTTTGCGAAGTTTATCAGCTAAAAGTTTACCGGCGGTAGTTGTTGTATCTATGACTTTAGAGAGGTCCACACTAGCCCAGTCATTTACAGCAATACCAAGTTCATTCTTTGTGCCGTCAGCATTTACGCCCGTAGCAGCGCCGGTCATATCAATGGTATACTCTTCAGCGTCTACAAGAGCATCGTCGCTTACTGTACCAGTAGCTGCGGTCATCATCTCGTTATCAGTGAGAGTAGTGGTAGAAGCATCGTAGGTACTTGCCCCCGGATTGTCAGCTAGGCTGGTATCTACTGTAGACGCATCTCCGGTTCCGGTTGCCGTAAATCCTTCATTTTCTCCAATATCGTAATTGGGATTATTAGGGTCTAAGTTAGTTCCTTCCGCATCTGCATTTATAGAAGGCATAATGTCGGCAAGAACTAATCCCTTGTCTTTTAAAAACTTGTTAGGGTCGGCTAAAATAGCCTTCATATCGTCTTGATTGGATATAACTCCAGCCGCAACAGCCATGTCTTTAATAGTTTCTGCAGTAAGACGGTCCTCAGATATTACCCCATCTTCGTTTGCATTGTCTTCTGCGTACTGAGCAATTTGTGAAGCACTATCGCTATCGCCGCTGGATTGAGCTTTCTGTTGATTAAACTGATATCCAGTCATTGTACCGTTGGCGTCCAACTCGCCGTTAGCATTTACTTTCATGGCTAGTTTATCAGTAACCGTTTTACCGTCTTCTGATACTACAACCTCATAAGGCATTCCTAGAAAGTTATAGGAGTATTGCATACCGCCTTCACTGACGTATACTTGGCGTCCATCAACAACCCCTGCAGATGTATTAGGACGGTTCTTATCCGCTTCAGCATCTAAGCCGTTAAACCAACTAGCTATTCCACCAAATACTTTAGGTAGGGCCGACATAGGGTTTAGAACAAAAGCCGCAGCGTCCTTAACGCCTAAAGTATTTTTCTCACCTTGTATTTTATTTATGGGGTCTTGGTTGGGGTTGCTGTCTACATAGTTGGAGGTATTTCCTGAGCTATTATCGTCACCGTAGCCGTCATTTGCATGGCTATTACCGGTTAATGTATTAGAGATTGATGCAATACCCGTTACGTCATTATTGGGATTATTATCATTATCATAGGAGATAACTTTGCCATCGCTATCCAAATTAGATGCTCCGGGTCCACCGCCATCAAACATATCGCTAATGCTATCGTAGTTGCCAAAAATGCCAGCCATCAGATATTACCCTTTTCTTTTTCACATGCACGAATGCGGTCACGAAGCTTTGCGTAGTCAGCTATAGCCGTTTGAATACTGCCGTCAGTGCCTTCTTCTAAGGCGTCTAATTCATCGGCTAATTCGTTGTTAAATTCAGGGGTGTAGGTCTGGATAGGTGGACAGTAGACTTCCAGCTTTGTTCTATAGACCGTTTCCGCGCAGCCGCTCAGTGAGACTGCGGCTATCAGTAATACTATCTGCTTCATGCTCTGCCATTGCTTTATAAAAATCAGTCGCCTTTTCCTGCGCCTGTAGATCGTCCTTGAGGACTTTATTCTTTTCGTTAGCTGCCCCACGTACTCGACCCATCACGTAAATAATGGGAAGAGCCAGTGCGAGAGCGCCTATAATGTATGTCTTAATCTTGCCGAAGATGAACACTAATGAACGCCTTCTTTATTATCCTTCCAGCGAGCGTATGCAGCTAAGGCAATGCCTCCAATTGCACACAGTAGGAAGATGGTTTTAAGGCTATCGGCATAAGCTACCAGCCCCTGTAATTGACCTGCAACTTCATTTAAGCCAGTGGCTGCACCCGCTATACCTGCGCCTACCATAGTCTTAGACTTAGTAAGCTTCTTAGGAGCCTCTGCGGTAGGCTTCTGTGCCATAGCAGGGCCACCCTCATCAGACGGCAATTGAGCGTCACGGCTAAAGATAGCTGCTTCCGCTGCACGGCGGCGGGTAAGTCCACGTAGAGGTGTTAGCTTTCCGTCTACCCGCGCCTTGTTCCAACGGTTAAGCTGCTCTGGTACATCGTCGTATAGACCTGAGTTCAGGCGTTTAAGGGCTGTCGATGATTTAAAGTTACCTCCACCGACATTAAATACAAACGATACTAGGGCGTCATACTGACCTTGGCTCAGAGGCACGTTTACTAGACGTTTAACTATCTTGCCGTGTTCGTCTAAGTCATCCTTTAGACGTTGCTCTGCCTCTGCTATCGTGCAGGTCATTCCAGAGCGAATACCCTTAGTTGCCCCGTAACCCTGAGTCCACTTACCTGCAGGGCAGCGATAGGCGTGTACTAAGCCATCGTCTTTTACTTTATGAAGACCTTCAAATTTTTTTACTAAGTCTACACAGTCTTGTGATACATTAGTTGGGTGCATCTATGCTACTTTCTTTGTTGATATGTCTGCTCCCCGCCACATATTTATAATCATTGAGTTCTTCCGTAAGGGCTAACAAAGCCGCCGTTGCCCGTACCTAAATCTTGAAGCGGCTGCGATAAGTTGCCCATACTGGCACTAGCACCCGGAAGCATATTTAACTGGCCTATCTGCTCCATAACAGTATTCATGTTAATACTCATTTGACCCATAGAACTGCCGGTTGCGTCAAACTTTTGTAAGATCATGTTACCTTGATTATCCATTGCGCGAACAATAGTATTGCCTTGGTCATCAATGCTATTCTGAATAAGATTACCTTGGTCATCAAATGCGTTAGACAACTGACCAAACTGTTGGCGCATAGTGTCAGGAAGACCGCTAAGTTGGGAGAGCGATTTTAGCTGACCTGTGACGGCCTCGCTTTGCTGTCTTGCTAAATTTTCTTGATCTGTACCGAAATTTTGCAGTTGATTAAGAATTTGGGAAGCACTGCTTTGATCCTGATTGAACCCGTCACCTAAAGTTGATGCAATTTCATTTTGGCCCTTTTCAAGAGTAGCAAAGCCACCCTCTAAGTTATTGAAGCCACCCTCAAGGATACTGGATACACTACCTGCACTATTAGCCGCCGCAGCTTCAGCAGCCGACTTAGTATCTTGTGCGCCTTGATTGACTGCACCAGTAAGACCGGAAAGACTGCCTGTTACATCCCCAGCAAAATTTGTAAGGCCTGACTGAATGCCGCCAAGAGTATCATTTTGTGTGGAAGTATCATCTGTATAGCGCGTAACATAGTCATCAAATGTAGTTGAATACTGCTCTTGATTGCCTAGCATAGTGTCTTGATTTCCAGACAAGGTATCAAAGTAGGTATTACGGTCTGTAGTTTGTGTGGCAAGGTCATCCAGAATACTACTTTGGCCCTTCAGAGCTTCTGTCTGTAAGGTTGCAATATCGCCCTGCGTATCCGTAAACCCTGTATCAAGTGCTTTTCCCGCATCAGTAAAATTTGTATCCGTGGTATCAAAGCGGCGACCCATTTCAGTACCCATGTCGGAGATACCAGTATTTGCATCATCGACGCCTGTCTGTACATTACCGACAGACGTATCTAACGTATCAAAACGTGTGGTTTGATCTGCAAAGCCTTGAGTTACATCGCCACCTACACCCGTAAGTTGTTGCCCCAGATCATCGGCACGACCTTGGTTCTCAATATTAAGACGACTAAAGCCCGTCATCTGGTTTTGGGCAAGCTGTGCTTGGCTGGATGCGTTTTTTTTGTCAAACGCATTAATCAGAGACTGCAAGTCGGAAAAACCCGTGGTAACCTTTCCATCAACCCCTGCTATGTTTGTATTTATACCGCCTTGACCCGTATTAAGGGTTCCAATACCCGACATAATACCGGATAGGTCTACCGGAGCCGGTTTATTAGCGGCTGCGGCACTATTTATTGCCCCAGTCAATTCGTCCATCTGTGTGTCAGAAAGCTGATTTGTAGTCTTTTTATTAAAACTCATAATATTATCCTTTTACGGCTAGAAAACCTACATCCCTGTAGCCCATACGTTGTAGAAATTTCTTATATCCTGTTCCGTAGGCTTCAGTAGACGCTCCAATTGATATTTCTTCTGCGCCGTTTTTTCGGCCCCACTGCTCAAACGCTAGTATAAATTGCTTCAATACTTTTGGTGCGCTTCTTCTATATTGGGGAAGAATACATACCGCCCATTCCCCTGCATATTTCATGTCACTGAAGTAGTGGTAATCAACATATCCATGAAAATATCCAATTATCTGATCATCTTGAACAGCAACCCAAACAAATACTGGACTGTCTGTTACGAGACTTGTTGCTAGTAATTCTAGCACTTTGTCTTCCTTAAATGTGAAGACTTTATATCGGGAGTTTTGGTGCAGCCATTTGGCTACAACCATAACTTTCCCTAGATCAGTTTTTTTTAAAGGTCTAACTAGCATATAGGGTTAAGTAATTAGTTATATATGCTAGTATAGCACTTAGTTAGTGTAATGGCAAGAGCTTATTCTGGCTGCGTAGGCCAAGTGATTTCTTCACTGTTAGGCCATTTTTCATCAGCCGAGGGCAAATTACGAAGCGAAGCTCTATAAGTTGCCCATGCTGCCTTTTGGTCTGAAGTTAAAGGGCTATCAGCCGCTTGCGTCCAATCACACTCAGCAAGGCTAGCATCGCGTAGCATTCTAGATGCTTTGGCTTGGTCTTCTGCTAAACCATCCGCTATTTGCTTTTGAATAGCTTCTTCCGCTGCTTTTTCTTCCGCCGTCATTTCGCGGAAAACACCGCCTTTATATATTGACCCCATGATTTAACCCTCTTCCATTTGAACTTCGACAACGAGCCTGCCGTGGTTGAAATTTCCTGATGTAGCATAAAAACGGAAGCCGCCTTCCATTGCATTGGGTGCTGGATTGCTACCGTAATTATTCCATCCCCCATGTTCGACATTGGGATAGCTATGAGAACTGTGCTGCCACATTACATTGTGGTGAGCGCCACCGCCTTTTTCTGATTCATGGGAAGAACCTTCGCGCCAAGGAATAAACATAATTTGGCCCGTAATACCTTGTCCATAGCTGCTATTTGTCTCCGCTATTGGGTTGCCGTAGAGTGGAAATCTCATCCAACCGTTGGCTGAATTGTCAAGGGTTCCACTCATATTATTTTGATTATATCTGCCGGTATAAGTGCCGCCTAAATAGCTATTGGAAAGAAGGGAGTTACTACTACTAAGCCCGTAGATGTAAATGTAGAAGCTGGAAGTACTACTAACTTCATACATAGACAAACGAACACCAGCAATTTTTTCATAGGTGATGTCCGAGTTTATGCTTGCCCAAGTAATGTCGTAAGTACCTGTTGCCGAAAGAGTTTTGAAGTCGTATGTTTTTGAGTACGTTGAGCTATTTGGCGTGGGCGCTGAAACGTATTCAAGAGCGGTTGCTCCAGTGTTGACCGCAAGTTGCTGACCAGCCAAACCTATCGTCGCTGGTAGGGCATTAGGGTTGAACTGTAGCTGCCCAGAGCCGTCAGTGGTTATGGGCTTGTTCGCAGTTCCATCGGCTGCCGGTAGCTGAAGTGGAGAGTACGCAAGCGTACCACTTCCGTTTGTGACAAGAGGTGCGTTAGCGCCTCCGTCTGTCGAGGGCAAGGTAAATGTCGTACCCCCATTTTTGGCTATTTGATCTACTATGATCTTACTCATCTATTTATCCTTTCAATGAGTGGGGGTTTAAGTGGATTTACGGCGTTTCGTACCGTAGATGGTGTAAAAACTATCTGCGCCATCGGCCTCACTAAACGTGCCTGATGGAGTGCGAAGATAAAATCCGTTGCAGGTATCGCTAGTCAACTTTGTGAACCATCTACAGCGGCTGGTGCTATTTTCTTGGTAGCCACCCTCCATACCATGATAATTAAAGAAATCTCCTGTTACGCCTCTTTTTGTGCTGTCATCCGAATTTGGATCAGGAACATAGAAGTTAAACTCTAAAATTTTGTAACTGCCAGAGTTATCTGCTTCTTGAAACGTATTGTTCTGACCTGTCGTGTACATCTCACCACTGGTATTGTTGGAAAAGGCAGTGGTTCCCCTAAAGCCTATCTGTGACCAAGATTGGGTCGTTACTCTGCTAGAGCCATTCATGCAGCCAAAGAAAAGATAACTTACTTGCTGTGACGTATGAAGGCGCTGGCAGCGAACTTGGAAGCTCTCATACTTTTCTGTGTCTAGGTTGGTAAACTCTATTACGTCCGTGCCATTGCTATCCACTTTGATTTCTTGCAGCTTTCGTCTGGTGAAAAAAGCATTCTCAATATCATCAAGCGTTAGCCCTGCTGTTGTTGACGATGCGCCGCCGCTAGACGTATTTGTTCTTAAAGTCCTTCCCATACTAGACCTCCACGAACGTAACGGTTGTGAAGACACTTGTGCTATTGTCTTGGTTTTCTAAATACAAATTGTCACCACTATTTAAGACGATACCATTTCGCTCAAATGTGCCGACACCTACGCCGTTTTCAAGAAGACCTGACTTTGGGATAGCGCTAAAACCTGTACGAGTTTGACTTAGCTTAGTGTTGTTGGGTAGACCCGAAACCATAAATTTTTGTTCTGGGACGGTTTTACTATTATCCATAGCAACCAGAACAGCATTTGATACGCCAGTATGCTCTGCCGCTGTCTTCCAGTTAATTAAGTCTGTAGAGTAAAGGGCGTCACCTTTAGTGTTGCTGGTAAAACAAACCCAAAGAGATGCGCCAATCCTCTGAGGCTGGGTGGTCTTTTGTGTAAGAGCGTGTGTGGCGGTTTCCTTCGTGCAGACAGAATCAAATTCTCTTCTGGAAGTCGAATTAAAAACGTCTTCATGGGCAAATGACCAGATTCCTTGTTTTGCGGTGTCAGCACCTTGAATATTAAGGTAATACCTGTCGTTAGTAGGATTGTATTTAATCCAACTGGCAGAGTTACCAGTTCCATGAGACAATTGCAATCTAGCGTGATAATTTTGACCTGAATAAACCAATTGCGCAAGGCCCTCAGAAGTAGCGGTGTCCTTAGCATTCAGGATAGTTGACGCACCCGCTGTGTAAGTATTGTTGTTTCTCCATCGCCGCGCAGATATAAGCCCCAACTGTTCTTGGGTTTGTTTGCTGTTTGCTGAACTTATAAAGTTATGAAGGCCGAACACAAATACCCCACCGTCAGATTGAAAGTCGAGCGTCACGCCATCATTTGCGGCGTAGTTATCCCAATCGCCGCTGCTTGTATGACCGTATTGGTAAGTAAAGCTATCAGATGTTGTGTTGCCATAACCGCGATTTGTTGTGGAGCCGTTGAAGCTGTGAAAGTAACCTCCCGACATATAACCGGTGTCATGGACGCTCATAAATACATCCGTCCAAGGGTCGCATATCGCTGCTCTATTGTAGTAACTAACACTGCGAGTCTCAATCGAAGTTGTTCCGCTCGCAGCGTATGTGCCTTGTAACCAAGTTGCAAAAAAAGATTTATCTGCCACTAAGTCAGTGTGAAAACGAAAATCGTTGCTACCGGGAAGAAAGCCACCATACGCAGTCTCTTTGTTGTAAGCCGCTGGGTTCTCAAAGAAGTATGGTTCAAATATCTGATACCGAAAACCGCCGGTACCAGAGTTCTTGGCGACCAGATTGCCGTTAAATGTCATGGCTTGCTTATCTGAGCCAGTACCAACGCTTATTATTGTTGATCCTTTAGGATCACCCAATAAGTCAAAGTCACCTGTATTATAAGTAATGTTTTGAGCAAGTGTGTCGGAGGTTTGTATAAAGTTGAGTGGATAATCTCCCTCGCTATCAACAACAATTGAACACTTTGGGTTCTTTGTGTTGTCTGCACTAATTGCATTGATAGCCACAACCACAGGTAAACCTGTGTTGTTTGTAAAAATCTTTTCGGCCTTTCCCGCCGCAACAGTATTGCTTGATCTACCTGCCATTTAATTTCTCCTAGTTGTCTCCGAAGTAGACCACGCGGCCTGTTGATTGGAATTTATCTTGCGACGAACCACCAATTGGTGCATCAGCAAATCCGTGAAGTACTTTGCCAGAAGGTACGGTTACGGTTGCTGCATCCCCAACATAAATAAATTGATATGCAGCGTGATTATCTATAGTGGCTACTGTCTCAAAATAATTATAATGGCTGTCTATCGTATCGCTCTCGCCAATGTAGAGCGTTGCATTTCTATCCATGCCCTGCCATGTACCTGCTATAGTCGTGTTGTTAGGCACAATTTCTATAGTCTTCCACATGTAGTAAGTAGCAGAAGCATCTGGAACCACATAGGCAGACGCTGTACCGCCAGATGATGAAGCTGATGAACTACCGCCTGATTTGTAAGCAGTAGAACCCATTCCAGAATGGTTAGCGCAGTAGTAGTACAGGGTAGGGCTATCTTGTTGTACAGTTATTTGTACATACGCACCCGCCTGACCTGCAGTTCCTACCACCGTCACTCCAGTAGTGAACTCTGATCCGCTGTCGTGTGTGCCATCTGCAGTAGTTGAGAACTTTAGAGGATGACCTGAGTTTGAACTATGCGATTGATCGAAGCGATACTGTATAGACGGGGCTAAAGAAGCCTTCTGTAATGCCGTACCATCCAGATAAAATTCACCGCTGGCGGCTGTAACTGCTATTGTGTTGTACGCTAATCCAAGATTTGTAACTGAGGTAGCTGGATTATTAACATCACTCAGATTATTTACTGCAGTGAGGGCAGTACCTGCATCGAAGACTGCAGTAGCAAATGCAGTTCCATTGAATACTTTTAGGCTATCTACGGTAGTATTGTAGTAAATGGCTCCTGTAGCCACTCCGCTAGTGGATGGGTCAGAAGAAAAGCTACCCAGAAACAGAGTTACTATAGTGTTCTTTGAGGATACTGCTATTGCCTCAGAAGCGGCGGCGCTATTTTCTGAAACAAGGGCGTTAGCTGCGCTGGTAGCCGCTGCAGCCGCTGACGTAGCTGCGTTAGTGCTTGATCCAAAGAGGTTGTCTACATAAGCCTTATTTGCGCTGTCAGTGCTGACAGAAGGTGTACCTAAACCAGTGACTTTATTGCCGCCAAGGGCAATGTCGCCTGTCATTGTGCCGCCAGCTAAACCCAAGAATGTAGTGTCTGAATAATTCTTAGTGGTAGGGTGTAGAGGCTGGGTAGGATCAGCCGACAGGATTATGTGTCCTGTCATTGTACCACCAGCTTTTGGTAGCTTAGTACCTATGCTAGTTGTGATAGTATTAGAAAAGTCTGAATCATCGCCAAGGGCAGCGGCTAATTCATTCAATGTGTCTAGGGCAGCGGGGGCAGAATCTACTAGGTTAGCTACCGCATTATCAACGTCTACTTTTCGTGCGGCATCGTTGGCGTTTGTTGGGGCAGAAAGATTGGTAATAGTAGCAGAAGTGCCAGCGTTCATATTCAATGTGCCGTTGATAGTAACGTCATTGAAGGATGAAGCACCAGAAGTGGCAATTACGTTTGAGTTCAATGCGCCACTAGAAGTAAGCGTACCATTTAACGTGATGTTATTAAAAACTGATGTTCCAGTGGATGTAACATTACCGCTTATGTCACCAGTTACTGAACCAACAAAGCCACTATTAGCCGTAATCTGAGTGCCAGTAATAGCCGTAGGTGAATTACCGCCAATAACCGTACCGTCGATAGTACCGCTGTTTACATCTACCTGAGCTGCTGTAGTTAAACCGTTTAAATTAGCAGCACCGTTTGCGGTGAGAGTACCTGTCAGAGCAGTAGTACCACCTACGGAAACATTTCCCTGTGCGCTTATACCGCCTGATAAGAATAAGTCTTGGAAACGTAAGGAAGGTGATCCAAGGTCAGTTAAGTTGTTTGTCTCTGGAATAATTGCAGCGGCTGTACCGTCTACTAAAACCAACTCTCGCCAGACTGCTGAACCTGTAGTATTACCCACACAGATGAACACACGGCCTGTAGATACATTTTCCCAAAGAGACCCTACCGCATATCCTTGAGTGAAATCGTTAGTTACGACAGGATTGGAAGTGGCAGCTAGATTATTTTTACCGCCTGTACCGCCATGCACTGGAGGTAAATAACCAGATAAAGACGTAGAAAGATTTATCTTTGGTCCTTGGCCTACTGTACCGTTATGGCTATGACCGGAAACACCATCAAAGGCGTCTTCTAATTTGTTAAATTCCGCATTGAGAGGCGGTGCTGTTATATCTGCACCGTTAAAAATCTGTGCGGTGGATTGGCGCGTGTAACCTGCCATTATCTTCTCCCTGCAACGGAATATTCAAATACGAGACCTTGAATGGAATATGGGTCAAATTGACCAATAGACACAAACTCGGCGCGGGTTGAAAATCCTGACCCTTGAATGTTGGTAGACATAACCGGCTTAGAGTTGCCGCCATACAGTACGCTGGATGCCCCGTAATCTATATTACGACCAGCATATTCCACAGGACCGCCTAAACTACTTTGGGAGTAACCGGCAGGTTGGGGATTGTTGTAATCTCCCCAATCAAAACGGAGTCCAAGATTTAAAGTGAATGGGCCTTCCGCACGTACAAAAGTATTGATCTGTCGCATTATTTTACGCAAATCAGTATCGCCAAAGTCTAAATATGGCGTGGAATATACTGCTAAAATATCATCACCAGAAAAGTTATTACCGACTTCCTGTTGATATACTTTGCCGTCAAAATCCCCATGCAATACAACTTCAGAAGACCCCACATAATCTGAAGTGGTTACATGCGCCCTGATCCCTACTAGCTCCCCAAAGTTCCATTGGATAGCGCCATTGGTTTCAGTTAGACCTCCTATTAATCCGTAGGAGTCTATCTTAGCTATAGAAGAGCCACCTATGAAGTACCTTACCTGAGACTTAGAGCGTATTACAACGCCACACAAAGTATCTAAATTATAGTTGGCTATAACGTCTACTAAAGCACCTTGGATGGGGCGAGATACGGACTCAATCTCTACATCACCAATACGAGAAGTACCTGCGACAGGTCTAAAGCCATCAGGCGCTAGAAACATCAGGTCGCCACCAATTTCCAAAACACTGTCAGCGGCAACACAGCCTACGTTGGCAGTAACTGGAGAAGTGACGAAATTTAAAGTTGAATCGGTTGCAACCTTAACGATAGCATTTGATCCAAAAACAAATAAATTATCACGAAACGGCTTAATCTGAACTACAGGAAAACCTGCGGATAACTGACCTCCACTTGAGCCGAAATCTAAGTAAGCGTCTGTATCTGCCGTATTTACAGGAGCGGAATAGGCTATAGCAGGCTTAGTACCCTTATCTCCAGATAAAAAGAGAGTATGGTTAAAAAAATCTACTACGCTAGGAGCATTTAGAACATTAGGACCGCCCGGACTAGAAGTGCCGCCAGTATTAGTGTTTACAAGCTCATACCAATTAGTACCATTAAACACGATGGCTGGATTTACGCCATCTACAAAGCAGATTGCATCTCCACCACCAAAGTTAAATTGTACGTGGCGTAGTCTATTTACTGAACGCAATCCAGCCGACATATCGCGGGTAAATCCTGTAGATATAACCTGCCAGCCGGATAAGGGTACATACTTATAGAAGCTATAAGTGTTAGCATTTTTATCTTTACGTGCAGAAATATAAAACGGATTATTAAACTGAGAGTTCTGATAGATAGCTAATCCCAGTACAGCACCTTCTGCTGTAGATGAAGTGCCGACTTCACCTAGACCCCCTGAGCCTGCATAACCCAACTCTTTGTAGCCATTTATGCGCCGATAGCCGCCAAATAAAGACGGTTCATAATTAATCAGCCGTGTAGCAGAACCGGGAAGATTGTCTGATAAATCTAAATGGTTTTCATTAGAATTTAGACCGCCTCCACATATAACCTTAAAGCTTTCTATCTGGTCAGCCATTAGAACCTAACCCGCGTGTCTCGCACATATTCATAATTATTAATGTACAGCGTCTGAAGGTCTTTGAGACCTTTCTCAAAGCTCATAAATGCCGCCTGAGCCGCTTCTATGTTATCTTTGAACATATACATATTGTACAAAGCACCATCTACGATAACGCTGTCGAAAGAGGTGGGAACGCGAGTTTGATCATTAAACACAGTAAGATCAGCAAAATTTAAATAGTATCTGAAACGCACACTGTAGGCTTTGTCGGGAGATGGCGAAACGCCGTATCCGTTACCGTGGCTGGCAAAGACGTACTCAGGGATGTCTCTACCACTATTACCGCTGGTATAGTCATCGTCACGGTGCTTGTCATACCACTCATCCCTCTCTATGAGCTTGAGGGTTTTAAAGCCGGTATTTAAGCTGTCATTTTTTTGTATCTGGAAGCTATTCCAGTCAGCTACTTTGAAGGCTTCAGGCCAGACATATTCTTCCTGCCCTTGGATCAAAGTTTCTGTATGCTCTGCAGCATTAAAGGGCCATTCAAACTCAGCCTGATTAACCCTACTGATAGCCGTTTTCACGCTATCCTTTGTAAGAGCCTGTACACCTCTAACAGAGTCAAACTCAGAGGCAGAAATCTCCACTTCGTTTAATCTACGAAGTACTAGATTACATAAAGTGAGGTAGGTGCTAGGCATGAATGTTCCTTAGAAGTAGGAAAAGGGGCCAGTGCAGGACCAGCCCCTCAGTAATCTTATGCGAGGTTGTAGTTCGCTGTGAACAATGCCTCTGGTCTCAGAATCTTCCGACCATAGAGGCTCATGCCGCGCACCACATCCGCGAATGTAGTAGGTGACCGGAAGGTCTCAGTCTTAGCAATCTGTTGAGCCGTAGCTACCGCAGATGCGTGACCAGCAACCATCACACCGAAGTTGGCTTCGGAACCCGCAGAAGCGGCTGTACCAGCACCAGTACCAAGATATGGAAGGTTATTGGACTTGTAGATTGAGAACCCACGCAATGTTCCGGGCAAGCGTCCGTTACGCAACTCATCACCGCCACCGAAGTCGGCGTTAATAAGCTTACTAGACTCATCCATCAGTACTTCTGCAAATACCGGATCGATTACTACCCACCGTCCATCGGTGTCTACATTAGCCTGATCCATCTGCCGTGCGATACGGTTTAAGATTGCCAATGGAGAAGTGATACCACCAGCACCACCGCCAGCGGCGATTGGGATAGAAGTAACTTCACCCGTACCACCAATATCGCTGCCACCGAATGTTGTGATATCCAGCTTGTTAGCTGCCAACATTTCGTCTGAACCTGCAGTGGAATCTGCTTTAGTACCATTGGTTGTGGTGTTACGCGCCCATGCGGAAGGTGTCTTCCAACCAGACATGTATCCAAGTACTTCTGCGTCAAAGGTATCACGCAGTTTGTAACCTGCACGATCACTTGCTAGATCACCAAAAGAAACATGAGAGTGTGCCTCTTCAATATCGTCGATAGCGAACTGAAAGTAGTTAGCTTGATCAACAACCATAGTGAAATCAGCGTCTGTAAGGTCTTGAGTAGACAGAGCCGTACCACGCTCATATGTCGTGATAGTGATATCTGGTTCTTTAATAATCTTTACAGAGTCACCGAAGTTAGCGATTTCTCCAGCGTAGTCAGTGTTAGTTACTGACTCTACTACAGACGCCTTCCTCAGAGCCTTCTGTACCTTTTTTGAGTAGATTACTGGGCTGAACGCACCCGAATTGAGGTTAGTATAACCTGATGCCTTTGGAAATGCCATTGCTCTAATATCCTTGTATGAAATGGCTTAAAATAAACTTCTAGGCACACGTAATTGTGTGATTAATAAAATGATTAAATAATTCTAGAAGCAGCTAGATCAGACAATTAAACAACAGTGTCAGCTTGATTA